TAACTATTTTAAGATATTTCAATAGTCCTCCGGCATATCCGCCAGACGTAGATATCTTACTATTTTTGCTTCGAATATTTGACATATTAAGACCAATACCTGCGGCATCTGCCGAATATGTACAAATATCTTCAAATGTTTTCAGAAGTTTAGACCTTGAATCACCATCATTATAATGCAAAACGCATGATGCTAATTGACTATTTACAGTACCTGAATTTAACATTATTGGTGTCGCAGGAGATATCAATTGGTTAGTTAATGAATGATAATAATTAACCGCATCATCAAAGCTTGATGAACACCAAAGAGCAACTCTCATGTACATATGTTGAGGCCTTTCAATACTTTGACCATCTTTAGTTTTTAGGAGGTACATATCGATCAAAGCTTTCCATGCAAAATAATCAAAATACCTATCATTTTCATGATTAACTACAGAATCGACATTATGAGCACCATACATCTCTATGATACTAATCAAATCATCAGAAACAACATTACATTTATTCAAAACTATCATAGTTTCTGAGAAACTCGGATTAGTTACCTTGTAATAAGACGAAATAGCAATATTTGCCGCCAATTTTGAATAATCATGATGTGTGCCGGTATATGCCGCAGATATCTCAGATATAAGCTTATCCAACTCTTTTGTTGAAACAGACCCTTCTGTTGGAACTGAAGTTATAACTTTAATGAAAATCTCATCTGAGTTTACATTAAGGCCCTTGGCGGCATTCTTGATTCTTGTATATATTTTTTGAGGATTGAATGATACCTCAGCACCATTTCTTTTTGTTATTTTTAATGACATATTTTTCCGTTTTTTTTATTAAAATTCATCAGTAAATGTGATCTTCTCATTAAGCTTTGCTTTCTGGTATTCAACTGTACGGCTTTCAAAAAAGTTACCTTTGGTTTCCAGAGCAATTTGCTCCATGAATTTAAATGGCTGTGTCACGTTAAATTCTTTTTTACAGTTAAGCTTAACTAAAAGACCATCAACAACAAATTCAAGATATTGTTTCATTAGAGTTTGATTCATACCAATTAGCGAAACTGGAAGAGATTCTGTGATAAATTCTTTTTCAATCTCAAGTGCTGACAAAAGTATTTCACGAATCCTAGCCTCAGGAACTTTATTTTCAAGGTGATTATTCTGAATGTGAATTGCAAAATCACAATGCAAATTTTCGTCTTTAAAAATAAGAGTGTTCGCTTTACTCAGTCCTGGCATAATACCTCTTGATTTCAACCAAAAAATCGAACAAAATGACCCGGAAAAGAAAATGCCTTCAACCGCAGCAAATGCTACTAATCTTTCTTGAAAAGAGGCGTTTTTAATCCAATCCAAAGCCCATTTTGCTTTTTTCTGTACAGCCGGTAAGTTGTCAATAGCTGTAAAACAAACATGTTTTTCTTCAGGATTCGATACGTAAGTATCAATTAGAAGAGAATACATAAGACTATGAATATTTTCCATAGCAATTTGCATTCCATAGAAAAACTTAGCCTCCGGATATTGAACCTCTCGGTAAAAATTCTCAGCCAAATTTTCATTAACTATACCATCAGATGCGGCAAAAAATGATAGCACATTCTTTAGGAAAAATCTTTCATTATCATTTAGTGACGCCCAGTCACGCAGATCTTCTGATAGATCAACTTCTTCAGCAGTCCAAAATGCTGCTTGGTGTGTTGTATAAAACTCCCAAATGTCGTTGTGTTCAATTGGGAAAATAACGAACCTATTAGGGTTCTCTTTTAGTATCTTTTCTTCTTTCATATTCATTATATTTGAGTGCTTTTTTCTTTTCTTTTATTAATTAATTCTAACACACGATTCCTTTGCTCCTTTTCTTTCTGCTCTTCAAAGCCCAAGAATGTCATTGACGATTCGGTGTCAATTTGAAGCAACTCATTATCAAACAAGCAATTTTCAAAAATAACGCCATCGCTACCAATCCTAGATTTTGTTACTGCAACTGTAGCAAGTTTAGCCTCTTTTTGTTGCAAAGTTTTTGCTACAGAGATAATAACGTGCCCAACCTGAGCTTTCTTAATTGACCCCCCCATCTGATCTGTTGTAACTACTTCTGACGAGATTGATGATCGATTACCTTGTGTCGCTGTCCAACCAACCAAACTTAACTCGTGGCACATAGCTTCAAAAGCTCTAATAACAGAGCCTTCACTCTTCCACTCATCACCTAGATTTTTATCAGGTACAACACAATCAATGTAATCTAAAAGGACTATATCTATATTAGTGCCTTCGGATATCATCTTTCGAATTTGATTTTTAATCTGAAGCATAGTAACTGTGTCGGATGGTAGCTTCTTGAGAATAAGTTTGTTTGGCATCTTTTCCTTAATATCTGCAATTTTGGCCATAACTTCATCTTTTCTTTCTGATAATTGATCAGGTGATATACCGGTCCATAGCGTAAAGTGTTTCCTCTGAATAATTTTAGGGTTATCTTCAAAAAATATTTGAAGCACATTATATCCTAAATTAAATGCGTGATTCGCAATTTTAGTAAGAAACGTTGATTTACCAACGCCTGTTGGTGCCAATATAACACCAATTTCTCCCTTAGCCAAACCTCCCTTTAAGAGCCTATCAAGGCCGGGTATACCCATAGGCACAGGATGCCTAAAATCGTCATTCAACACTTCGTCCAAATTGTAAAACACATCTTCAACACCCCGGTTTATTTCCCCAACTTGTAACGCTTTAATAACCAATTCTTCAACTTTATCATAATTTTCAAACTCACCTGAATCAATAATTTTCTGAGCTTTACTCATCGCTTTTTGTAGCTCTTGTTGCTTGCAAAATTTTAATGACTTTTCTTGCACAAACAAAACCCCGTCCTGGTTTATATCACGGATTTTTTCTAGTGTATCAATAATCATTTTAACAAACAATTCTTGATCAATTTCAGATCTTACGATTTGGCCTAAAGTTTCAAATGAAGGACTAGTCTCGTATTTACCGTAATACTCTTTAATCATTTGTATGATTATTTTGTAATACCTGTTTTCAAAATAATTTATATCAATGACATCTAAAATTGTTCTAGAAAATTCTTTGTCTATTATGACTTGATTTAATAATTGTAATTGGAAATTTTCACCTAAGTAATTAAAATTTTTATCTGATCCCATATTTTTTGGCTTAGCGATTATAAATATTAAACCATAAGATTATAACCAAGATAATTGTAATTTAATTTTTCATTACCTTCAGAAAATATAGTTGAAAATCCGCTCATAATATTTTTCAGCAAAGGCCTAAGGTCAACCGTATACCTAACTTTTGGTGGATAAAGTTTTGCATTAAACTGCCTATGAGAAATAACTTTATCGTCAATCTTGATGTACAGATTAAAATACTCATCTTCGTCGGTCATGGACGTATTAAGAATTTCCGGATCATCTATAATTGCATCCGAATTTTCAAGTAGATACTCAACAGTTTTCATTTTTAGATCATACTCTATACTCTCTTTTACATTTTTAATGTAATCATAAAGATTCATAGAGTTTTTAGCATCTGGGTTATACCCTCTAACATTAAAAAATCTTTGAACGATAATACTACTGTTTAGTTTCAGCAAAAACTCTACTTTAACTGTTTCTTGTTCTTTCATTTTTCTTAATTTTTTTTATTAAATTTTTGTTTTTCTTTTCGTGAAAGTTTTAAAAAAGGTTTGAAAAAATTTACCCAAGCGTCATCAGCTTTAGGTAGTAATTTAAAGATTCCATCATCAATCATCATTTTCATTAATTTTTTATGATCTCTACCTTCAGGATCTAAGTTGTCAGAATAATGTTCAAATATAATACCCTTAACGTCATCATCTAAAAGAGGTTCATCTAAATTAATTATTTTGTTGTTAATAAGATAAAATTCATCCCCGTAAATTCCTGTTTTAGTTTTACCTGTTAAGATATTTTTAAGAACAATTGATGATTTATTTTCTTTTAACAACTCGTCAGCTCTTACCAATATATCGTCAATTTCTACCTTCCTTTCAAGTAGTTCTGGAAATAATTTTATTAAAGTTTTAACCCCTAAAGATGATATCCCATCAATATTATCTCGAACATCACCACAAATTATCTTAAATGTCTTTATATTAAAGTTAGGTAATAACACGTCCGATATTTTATATTTATCACCATATCCATACATTTTTTTATGCATAGGAGCGTAAACTTGTACATCTTCTGAAAC